ATAAACCAAAAAAGGTTTATTCAGTACGTGGTCCGTTAACAAGAGATATATTATTAAAAAGAGGTTGGGATGTCCCTGAAGTTTATGGTGACCCCGCCCTTCTATTCCCTCAGATTTATAACCCAACCATCGAAAAGAAATTTAAAATTGGTTTAATCCCTCACTGTGTTGATTTTTTCTCACTTGACGGATTAAAGGTGATTAACCATCTAGAAGATATGGGTATTAAGATTATTAACATAACTGCAGGGGTTTATGAATTTATTAACCAACTTAAAGAGTGTGACTTAATTTTATCATCAAGTCTTCACGGATTAATTGCTGCGGATGCTTACGGTATTCCAAACCATAGAGTTAAACTATCATCACTTATCCATGGTGGAGACTTCAAGTACTTAGACCATTACGCCTCTGTTAAAAGAGACCATTACACACCTTTACAACTAACTGACTCAACCACTCAAGAGGAGATTGATTTGTTAAAGTTTGAAGTTGGTGATATTAGTGAGATTGATAAAATACTTGAGAATACTCCTTGGACTGACCCTGAATGTACTTACATTCAAAATGCTCCAACTAATAAAATTAAGTTATTGTTTTTAGCTCCTCACCTATCAACGGGAGGAATGCCAGGATTCCTATTAAGAAGAATTGAGTTACTTCAAGAGTATTGTCCTGAATTGGAAATATTTGTTGTCGAACACGGGTTCTACGGAAACGCTTATGTGGTTCAACGAAACAAGATTATTGAAATATTACCTGAAAACCATTTTTGGAGTTTAGTCGATGATAAGATGAAACTGATTGATATCATCAAAGAAAATGAAATTGATATTGTCCATGTGGACGAGATGATTGAAGGATTTGATAGTTTCAATAAAGTCCCTAAAGAATTGATGAATTCACTTTATTCCAATGATAGAACTTGGAAAATGGTTGAGACCTGTCATAACGTTTGGTTTGACCCAGGAGCCAACAAGTTATACCATCCAGATGCTTACGCATTCTGTACACCATACCATAAGGAAAAAACATTCTCAGATGTTCCTTCTTACAGTGAAGTACTTGAGTTCCCTATCGAGAAAAAAACCATAACAAATGAAGATAAGATTGACGCTCAGACGGAATTGGATTTTGACTATTTCAAAACTCACGTAATTAACGTTGGTCTTTGGACTTCAGGTAAAAATCAAATTGAGGGTGTTGAGATTGCAAGATTGGTTGAGAAATCTCACCCTGATATCCACTTCCACTTCATCGGGAACCAAGCTCCAAACTTCCAACAATACTGGGAACCTGTGATGAAAAACTTACCATCAAACGTAACCGTTTGGGGTGAGAGAAGTGATATATCAACCTTTATGAAAGCGGCAGATGTATTCATGTTCAACTCAACTTGGGAATGCAACCCATTGGTATTAAGAGAAGCCGCGTCTTATGGACTTAAGATTTTATCAAGAAATCTTCCTCAATATATGGATATGTTTACACCATATATTACACCAATCGATGATGATATTAATAAAACAAAAGATAGTCTATTGTCTTTAATTAATGATGAAAGACGTTATGATGTAGAAATAGGTCAGGGTGAGAAATTTGCTTTGGACCACCTTAAATTTTATGAACTTGTGAATAGTAAAGAACCAAAACAACAAACTAAAATAAACTCTGATATCAGAATAATACAATACTTTGTTAATCAACCATTTTTGGAAATACAAGGTGATAGTGATTCAACATTTGAAATTAGATTTTTTGATGAATACGGATTTTGTCATTACCATAATAAAACTAAGTCGAATCATTGGTTTAAACTGAATAGACAGTACTTCACCAAATGGAATACCAAAGTTTGGGAAGATGGTACGTTAATTTACGACGATACATTGAACTATAAAGGTAAAAAAGTGTTCATTGCATTTGATAGTAGTTCGTTAGGTGATACAATTGCTTGGATGCCGTATGTATTGGAATTCAAAAAGAAACACGAATGTGATGTTGTTGTTTCAACTCACAAAAACTTTTTATTTGAGAAGGTTTATCCTGAACTTGAGTTTGTTAATCCAGGTTCAACTGTTAATGGAATTCATGGTATGTACACAATTGGTTGGTTTTACGACGTTAATAAAGAACCTGAGATGCCAAACACAATACCTTTACAACAGGCAGCAACCAATATCTTAGGTTTAGATTATACCGAGATTATACCAAGAATTGATTATGAAATAGGTGAAAGACCTTACGAACAGAAGTATGTTTCAATTGCCACTAACTCAACATCAGGATGTAAGTTTTGGACCAAAGAAGGTTGGCAAGGTTTGATTGACCACTTACATGAATTAGGATATAAAGTGATTAACGTATCCAAAGAAAAAAACTCGTTTAAAAACTCAGAACAGATTAATAATACCTCCATGGAAAACACAATGAATGTTATTCATCATAGTGAGTTCTTTATTGGATTATCTAGTGGATTAAGTTGGTTAGCTTGGGGTATAGGTAAACATGTTGTTATGATTAGTAACTTCACAGAACCTGACCATGAGTTTACAACTAACTGTACTCGAATCGCAAAACTTGACGTTTGTAATGGATGTTGGAATAGTCCAATTTATAAATTTGATAAAGGAGACTGGAATTGGTGTCCTGTTCATAAAGGAACTAAGAGACAATTCGAATGTCATAAAACAATTACATCTAAAATGGTAATTGACCAAATAAAACACTTATTATAATGGAAACAATATTGAGGAAAAACTTTGGACTGATGAATTCATTGAATCATTTTTATTTGTTTCAATAAATCCTAATTTTTTAAATAAATTAATTGAGGGTACATTCCATTCATCTATTTCACATTTACAATCTTTAGCTAAAAGATAGGATTTGATTACTGAATATAGTAAATTTTTACCGGTGTAATTAGGATTATTTCGTATATTATTCGAAAATACATTATATATAAAATAATAGTTAGGATTAGAATTTACCCATAAATATGAATATACCTCACTATCTATTCCAACATACATAGTATCACCACCCGCAACACGTCTTCTTGCTTCTGTTATATTAAACATACCATCCCATTTTAATTGGGAATTAAACAATCCAATACATTGATTAATTATTGGGATGTTGGCATCTATAGTATCTAAATTAATTACCAATAATGGTATTATATCCGATGTAATTGCTAAACTATTTTTATGTAGTATATAATCCAACATTATATCAATTTATTTCTTTCTATTTTTATATGTTCGTTTTGTAAAAACCACAATAAAGAATATCGTTCACCTTCTAAAATTGGGGTTATTTCGTGGTCTATTCTTACATCAAATAAATATGTATTCCCAATAACTTTATCTAAAATAATTTCATTTGCGTTGTATAATTTAAAATCACCACCTTCAAAACCATCATTTAATAGGACACCCACTGCATAAACTCGATTATCTCTAACATCATTATGTTTTTCGAACCAATCACCTTTTGTAAATTTATGAAAATGTATTTGTTTTTTAATAGACCGAAATTTAATTTTAGTTTCTGTTTCAACAAATGTTTTAAGTTTATCAAACAACCATTGTGTTTCTAATGAATAATTAATTGAATGTGATTTATATTGTCTATCTATTGAATTCCAATTTTGAATATTAGAATTAGGATATGATAAAATAGTTTTACATTCTTCTTTATTAAATAAGTGTTTTTGTTTTATTAACATTTATTCTATATTTTTTACCATATGGAAAGTTTTTATTTTTCAATTCATCCATATTTAAATAATCTAATATTCTTTGAAATCCATTATTATAATAAAGTTCTTCATATGATATTTTAAAAAATTCTTTATCTAAATATTCTCTTTTAAAACTATTCTTTAATTCAGTAAAATAATCAATTTCATCATTATTTTTTATATTTTTTAACACCCAAGTAGTATCCCAATTATTAGTTAATTTTGCATTTGTCCAAGATTCAATTTGTTCTTTCGTATTTTCTCTATAAAGAAGTATAACTTTGTCTGATATAGAAATTAATTCGTTAAAATCTTTTTTATGATAATAATCTTCTTTTACTAACAAATGTTCAGTATTATATTTATAATTTATTGGGGATTCTGTTTTATACCATTTTGATTTTGGATTACTTGGTATAAATAATGTAGTAAAATTTTTATTAAAATAAAACCAATTGGCTAAATTAGTTGAACCGCTTCTTGGTTCACATAATAAAGTAATTATCATTAAATTAATGAATTTCGTTTTTCAAACGGTTTTTCAAATACATTCCATAAATGATTTTTTAGTTCATCATTTATTTCTATTTTATTTTTTATTTTTGGTGTTGAATTTATGTGTTTTAAATTAAAAAAAACCCCATACCTTTTTTGTATAAATTGTTCAAATTTATGGAGTTCTTTTATATTAAATTCGTATGTACATGGTTTATTTTCTTTCCAATGGTTTTGTGAAATAAATGTACATAACCATTTTGATGTATTGTGGGATTCATCATTAATAATATTTTCTGAATTTTTTAATAATTTTAATAAAATATTATCCCATGTAGTGGTATGTGTTAATATTTTACCAAATTCACTATTAAAAGTGTTAATAATAAAGTCGTTATCAATATCTTCCCACTCAATTAAAGGATTTATTTTAAATTTATTAAACATTGCCCATAGCCATTCTAATGCACTTATCCATCTATCAATCCAATCTCTATTTACACAAATAGTTTCTTTTATTCCAAAATATTGAAATAATTTTAATTTTGTATAATGTGTATGTTGCGATTGTATATCATGTAAATATCGATAACCATCATAATATTTAATATCTAAATCTGAATTTACTAAACTTTTTTCAATTGAATGCGATGCGCACTTAGGAACTGAAATCCATATTAAATCATCATTGATTAGTAAGGACATGCTATATTAGTGTTTTTTTAAAATTAGAAATTTCTTTTAGGGCTATCCACGACACTAAAGAATAGCGTTCACCGCTTATTATTGGTTTAACTTTATGCAATATACTTGAATTAAATATAAATAAATTACCAACTCCTTTTTTAAATTCAACCACGTTATCGTTATGGTCTTTATATAATAATTCGCCACCATCATATTCATTATTTAATTGGATAACTACCGAACAAAATCGTTTTGCATAATAATCAAAACCCGTTGAATCCGTATGCCAATCATAATGGCCATTTAATTCATATTTTGTAAATTGAAATTCTTCAATTTCATCTAATTGAAATCCTTTTATTTTTATTTCATTACTTAGTACAGTTTCTAATTTTTGTTTGTATTGTGGTAATTGAGTAAATATTATTTTAGAATCTCTTACTTTTATGAGTGAATCAAGTGATTCACTGTTACGCACGTTTGCAACCTCTAAATCGGCATTTAAAAATTTAGTTAAAATACTATCACATTCTTTTTTAGATAAGAATGATTCAATTGTTTTTATAAATAACATATTATATTAGAGTTGATGATTTTTTTTCTTTGATATAAGGGGTATCAACCTCTTCCCATTTACCCAACGGGCACGCGTTAAATTTAGGGGTAAATATTTTTTTTGCTATTGGACACCCACACTGATTACATATAGTTGCAAGTTTTAATTTTTTAGTTATAATTTTTTTTGATGGACACCCGTCGCATATTTTACCACGTAATTCTGCTAATTCTTCCTGTTTGGGCGTAGGATTGTTAGCAATTTTCCATGCATTGATTATTTCTATAACATCCATTGTAAGTGAATTTTAACTGTTTGTGGATACAATTAACGAACCTATTGCCGTCATTATATCATTAATTTCTTGAGTTTCTTCGTTCATACTATTTTGATTAAAATTAATAATTTATTAACAGGGTGAAAACGGGTCACAGGTAGCCGGAGAGAATGGAGTACACTTAACACCCTTACCACATATCGGATTGGGGCACTGACCGGTGTATGGTGAACACGGTGCTCCATTATGTTCAATTGCAGCAAATGATAAGTTTTGAGCACTACTGTCGGTAACTGTTAAAAATAAGTGCCTTCTCTCTACTAATAGTATCCATCCAGAAAATTCTTTATTTAGAGTTGTAGTAGATTCGACTAATTTAGGTACAACTTTAACGTTAGTATTATCCGATGTATCAATTAATAAAACCACATCACCTCCCACTAAATCTTTAAGTTTTATAAACCTAACCTCATTGGCTCTTTCAACTAAATAAAAAGATAATACCGTATCTTCCCAAGTACTACCATCACTAAATAATATTTCAGTAATTGGTGTGGTTGTATCAATTCTACTTTTTGCTGTAACCACGTTGGTGGAATATGTTGCACCAGATATAAATGTATCCAAATCAATTAGATAATTTACCGCTTCATTTCGACTATCTACATTTTCTGCGTTTGGTATATTTATCGTTCTAACTATATCACCAACTTGTAATTCTAATCCAGTTTTAAACGTACCATCCCCCAGTTCTACCAAATCGGTATCTAATAATTTTGGTCTGGGTATGCTTTGATTATCGGTTGTAATATATCCATTTCTTAAATAATCAACTAATTCAAACGTAGTTTCATTAAATACCGGATTATCTATTAACTTTTGATTAGTTGTATCGGTGTATTTTCCAAAAGGAATAGATTGTAATGTAGGTGGATATAGTATGTTTAAACTTCTTTTTTTAGTTGCTTTACCATTTACATTATATAATGGATTGTAATAATACTCCATTATAAAATACTCATCGGTAACATTTTCTAATACGGTATCTAATTCCGATTGTGTAGTAGCTTTATATAGTTTAGGATATACTTCTTTATCATATGATGGATACCTTGCCTTTAATATAAAGTTTGGATGTACTCCGTTATTTGGTATTGTGGTAATATTACTTACTAATTCATCCTCTTCATTTAGATATGCAAACTGTGCCCCAAATGATTCGGATTTGATTAGATTTAAAAATTCAACCTTATCTCTACAATATGTATCATCAACTAACGCAGTAGTATCGTATGCACTTCTAATAATTAAGTTAGTTTCACTATCCTCAACGAATGGTACTGTAATAGACCCACCTTCTACTTGATGGTATTCAAATTCAATACCTAAATCGATGGACATACTCGTAAATATATCTTTAATTGGTGGAGCGGAGCCTATATAATCAATTTTTGTAAATCCGTTTTGAGTGACAAATTCGATTAGATGTGATGTATCGAAGATATCTTCAATATCTTCAAGATGATTCTTAGTAAACCCAACATTCGTATTAATTTCAATGGGTTTTAACACACCATCTTTATCATACATAAAATCTGAACCTATTAGTACTGTTTTCATAATATTTTATTTATTGTTTAGTATATATAAATACCTATCTTTTAGTAAACCAATTAATAATAAATCATTAGTGATTATAAATAAATGGGTCACGTTTCTTTAATTCTTCTATTTTCTTTTTAAATCGTTTTTTTCTTTTTCGTTCTTCAATTAAATTTAGGAACCATTGAATTATTTTTTTCATATTATTTCTGTATTAAATAATTACCCATAACAAGGTAATCCATTTGAGTATCAAAAAAAGTATCTAAAGCATCTTTCGGCGTTAAAACCATAGTTTTATCTTTAACATTAAATGATGTGTTTAAAATGATTGGATATCCACTTAACTTTTCGTATTTCTGTAAAAGATTATATATTCTTTTATTTGATGTAGTAGATATGGTTTGAATTCTAGCGGTACCATCTACATGAGTTACCGCACCTAATTTTTGTCGATATTCCGTTCTAACTTTAACTACTTGATTCATATATGGTACATCTCCATCAGTTTCGAAGTATTTGTTTTGAGCATCTTGTAATACCATGGGTGCAAATGGTCTAAATCCTTCTCTCTTTTTAATCACTTTATTGATTTTATCCTTCATTTCAACTTTAAAAGGTGATGCAAGGATTGAACGATTGCCCAAAGCTCTAGCTCCGAACTCAATATTTCCATAAAA